GATAAAGTTGTCCACAGATAACAGTTTTTTACCGGCTCTTTTTTAAGCTGGTTAAAAATGTTCTGTGCGACTTTTCTTGATACAAGATTACTCGCCTCTTTTGTACGTCCAGCTATTTTTGAAGTGTAATGACCAGGATATGCGTTAAGATTAACTCTTGTTGTTCCCCATACCTCATCATCACCGTAAAATACCACGCGTGGTGATATGAACCACTCAAACTTTGAGTAATTTAGAATATTTAATATCAACTCATCAGTATATTTTTCGTTAATTTCACTTTGCTGTAAAAATTGGTTGAAGTGTGAATAAGTAGCTTCATAACCACGTGAGTAGACTACTCTAGGTTGCTTAGCAGAATCAATTAATTGTGTAAAGAACGATTGAGAAGTATTTCTTTTTACGTTATCCCAGTTAGAGATAATGTAATTTAAAAACACATTGTCGTTCTTAACTTGTTTCACAGGTTCAAAACCAACATAATCTGGAGTGAAGCCAACTACTCTACTTACCTTGCCAACATTATAATGCTCTAAAAATTCTTTGTAACTCGCATTTTTTCTAAGAATATTAAATTTACAATCATTGTTAACAAGTTTAAATATTGGGTATCTACCGATGTTTTTCATTCGGGGCCTTTTTATCTTCTTGTGTTGATAAGTAAATTCATTTAAATCTTTAAAGAACTTCTCAATTTGTATATCACCTTTTCCAGATTTTCTGCGTGATACTGTACCTCCTAATTTCTGGACGTATGAAAAGACGTCAAAATTAGGGCGCCATACTTGATAGCTCTTAATTTTGTTCTTTCTTTTGTAACTTATAAGGTACTTGTTTACCGTATGTAAATCAGGGTTACTTACTTTGTTATTCCTTCACTAATAACCTTATCAATATCAAGATCAGGGTGCTCCTTATGTAACTTGAATAAAGATTTCTTATAATTAATAAGCATTTCACGAGCAAATAAATCCTTCATTACATCTGGGTTTTCTTTAGGATTAAAGTTATCAATTTGTAGAAGGATACTTATAGGTAACGTTGTCTTATTAATAGTAAGTATTTTTACAGCAGTGTTATTACTTTTTAATTGAGCTATTCTCAGTTCAGCATCAGCTTCGATACGTTTTCTAACTTCTTCAAACTTTTTGTATTCCTTATCAAGTAATGCCTGTTTTTCTGAGTTAACTTCATTTAAAGCTGTTATTATGCTACTAATCTTAGCGTATTCAGCAGGTTCTACTTCTTCTTTAACATATAGAGGTACTTGAGTTGCTTGAGA